ATTGAATTTTACTTCTACCTTTGTATTCGTAGTTAATGCATTGAAGTATTCGTTACCAAGTAGTGGGTCTTTACTTGCCCATATACCAGCCTTGAATATTTGCCATTCATCTACAGGCTCCCCATATTCATCTCTGCCTTTTACTCTTTGTAGAAAGTGTATTTTGTGTCGGTATTTTCCTGGATTAATTTGTTTCATTTTATCACCTACAAAAGGTTAATAGAGTGCATTCCTAGTATTGTTTCAACTACCCTATTAACATTACTTTTATCTACGTGTATAGACCTGTTGTCGTACATGTCAGCTACTAAAACATATATTGCAATCGTGAAGTCTTCATGCTCGTCTATTTCCTCGTCATTTAATCCTGTATATGATTTTACGAATTTCTTAGCTGCTGAAAGCATAGTGTCTAATTCTTGCTTTTCATCATCGTCTAAATACTCATACGTCAGTCTTAGATAATTTGCAAGTTCCTTGTTTGTTATTTGACTTACCTGCATTGGTCTTCACATCCTTTTTAGGTTTCTCTTTCACTTCCTCTACATAATTAGCCTGGAGAAGGTCCTGGAGTATAGCATTATCGCTACACTCCTTTATTTCTCCTTTATACATAGAAAAAGCACCAGAGAAACTTACTAATGCCTTAATTTTCATATAATCACCTCAATTAAGTTGATAGTTTCATTACTAATCTAGCAATCTTTTGAGCATTCTCAACTTTGGAATCCATTTCTAACCAACCTACTACTCCTACTGCGTGTTGAGTTGCAAACTTCTCTCTTAATACTTCTATGTTCATTTCTTCAGATAATTTGACAGCTAGTCCACTCATATCGCCATAGTAAATAGCAGTGTTCCCGGGTTCCATTCCTGGCATATTATCAGATGTATAAACATCCTTACCAAACAATGTATATCCCCATTTTGCAGTTGCATCTTTGTTTAGGATGTAGCTACCTTCTTTATCTTTTAGCTTTCTAATTGCAGTTCTAGTAGCTTTGTTCATTATCCATATCGCTGGTCCTTGATAAGCATCTGGTACTTTTTCTTGTAAATCTATTAGTTCATCTGCGGTAATAGCTGTTGTGCTTTCTGTTGTTACTGTTTGGGTTACTGTTGATAGTCCAGCAATCTTATCAGTGGTACCATTAAGCAATTCCTTCTCAATCCATCTAGCTATTGATTCAGCCATAGCATTTATCACAAATGGTACTATAGCGAATTGAGAATTATTAATTAAAGACTTGGAAACTTTAGTTAATACTCCAGCTAAAAATCCTTTTAGTTCTATGCTAGTAAAATTACCTGATGTTGAACCTAAATCAGTGAATTCATCTGCATAATTCATTGTAATGCTTTGTGTTAATTCATTATAATAAGGTATATTTAATGTTCCACCTACGTTGTATCTAGTTGCTAGTTGATATATTGGTGATATGTCATATACTTTCTTGATAATCTTGTTTGCTATTGACGATGGAATAACTGCTCCATTATTACCAAAAGTCATGTTCACAGCTGTTCTTTCTTCAACAATTCCTCTGATATAGCACTCAAAAGCTCTTTCTTCTGCTAAATCCCTTTCTTCTGCTATTCCATCTTGTTTATCGTTATCTTTTATTTCGTAATCTCTTGCTCTTTTTTCTGCCTCAATTGTTGCGTCTAAGTCTTTAATTTCTTGTTCCAAAGTATCAAATTTATCTTTTTCTTCTTTGGTCATTGCTCTTGTTTCTTCTTTTGCTTTGTCAACTATACTTTGTAATTCTTCTACCTTTTTATTTCTTTTTTCTAATAACTCTTTTAACTTATCCATAGTATCATTCTCCTTTCAATTTTTTAATTTTATTTTCATATTCAGAGTAGTCAATTTCTGTTTTTCTTAAATCATTGACTACTACTTCACATTCAGTAGTTCTAATTTCAATTTCTTCCTCTTCTTCTGCCCTAATCTCAATAGAAGTTGCAGAATAAACAGGAATCTTATTCATAGCTAATGTAATTTCAGTCATGACGAAGTCTTTTACTCTTCTTAAAGGCAATTTACCAGCTCTTTCTTCTATTTCATCTACTACCTTCATCATGTTGAAACTCCAGCCTTTTAACTTGCCTTTCTTTGCTCCTTCTATAACTTCTTCATCTGTTATTACTGCTTCTGCCCTAAGCCCTATTTCATCTTCATTTAATTTTAAAGTGCCTTCTTTTGTAGAGCCTATTTTTCTTTCATGGTCTACCATCAAATCTACATTATCTACTTTTTGCAATGCCCTTTGAAATGCTCTTTGTTCTATTACCTCTATTACTTTACCTCTAGGAGTTATTACTGGTCGGCTTTCTCTTCCAGGTACATTGACATACCCAGAAATATGAAGTCCATCAGCTCTGATTTCCGCTTTTATCGTCATCACCACCTTTCAATTCTCCTAATTTTTTAATTGAATCAGTATTAGGAGTATATATTTCCCCTGTTACTGGATTGTATAAAACAGAATCTAAACCTAATTTAATCCAATTAATTCCTAACGCCGGTAAGTCCTCCATATATCTGATTTCATCAATTTGCATAAAGTTTGATTCTATTGCTATCTTATAAGCTTCAAATCTTTCCTTAATATCACCTTTGAGCATTTCCTTAGTATCAAAGGCAAAATAAAAAGAACTCTTCTCTTTTTCGAGTAAAAGTTCTCTATTTAAAGCACACTCTATAACTTTTAATACTGGCATAACACCCATTTTAAAAGCGTTTGCATATTCTTTTGCTGTAGCAGTACCTTTTATAATATTTTCAGGAATATTAAATAGTTTACATATTTCAGCTGAGTTAGTTTCTTTATTTTCATTTAGCTGCATCTCCACTGATGTATTACTTGCCTCTTGAAATTCAAGACCTTCATTCAGTATAACTACATTTTCGCTATTATTACTGTAAAGTCTCCTCCAAGCCTCCTTCAGCTTGTTCATAGCTTCTCCACTTAATTTTTTAGGCGATTTAATAAACCCTTTCTTATTTCCGCCTTTTTTCACTAAAGTTTCTTCAAACACAAGGGAATTATAGGCTACACTTAATATCAAATTGTGTTCTTCAATGATACTTACCCCTTCTGCTCCATCTTTTGTATTTCTTAAAATCTTAATAAATTCAAAAGGCCAGTACTCTTTTCCATTTACTAGAATTTTATGTAATTTAAAAATTGGATCTGTGTTTTTTATGGTTGATATATATGTTTCATCAACATAGTGAAGACTTATAACATTATTCAAATGTTTATTGATGTAAGCATACCCACCTTTACCTAGAAAATAATCTGTAATAATTGCTCTCCAAAACTGAACTGCATCCAAGGTATCTTTTGTATCATCATTTAATAAATCTACTCTTACATCATCTTTCACCTCCTCAGCTTTACCATTATTATCCTTATAGAGTTTAATAGGTAGCATTGATACTGTATTAGCTACAAAATTGATACAACTTTGTACACTTGGTATGTTTAAAGCTTGCTCTTTTGTTATAGTGGTATTACCTAATAAAGCTTTTAATAATACATCATCTGTTGAAGGTTCTACTACTTGTTCAGTTCTTTCTTCTTTCTGCCATGGCCATCTCAACCTATCACCACCTTTCTACCCTAAAACTAATTATTGTAAAACTTCCCAATCCTCAGCTAACATGTCTGTTTGACTTGCTAACCATGGCACCCTGCCCTTTGGTGCATTAGGGTTAACGGTTTGTAATCCCAATGTATCAATATAAATATAAGGTTGAGTCATTTTGCTATGTTCATCCGGTACTTGCAATTCAATAAATATTCCTTTTCCGTTCCATCCTTTTCTTGTTACCTTCTTACCTTCCTTTAACTTCTCTATTGCTTGGCCAAAATTCATTTATATTCCGCCTTTCTATCCAACTTGTACTGCAAAATCATCCATTCCATATAATAAATCTTGTTGCAATAAATAAATGGCATTGATTAATGCTACTACCATATCAACCTTACCATCTGATTTTTTCTTATTTACGTATTTATTAAGGTTAGTATCTTCTGTACAACGTGCATTTTGAAAATTTATCTCTAACATTAGATTTTCATCATATCTAAATTTCTTATTCAAAATGCACTCCTTTAGCAGCTTTGTAGGCATATGTAGCACGCTTGAATGTTGTTTAATCTCAACACATTCATATCCTGCTGCTTCTAGTTTCTGAACTGTAGAAATTGCATTATATCGGTCATAGCCCACTTGCTGGATTTCAACACCATAGTTAACCTCTAGCTCAATTAAAAAGTTCTCTACAAATGAGTAGTCAATTACTTCATCCCCACAGGCATAGCAAACTTTATGCCTGATTAGTTTATTATAATCAACCTTTTCTTTTTTGCTTTTTAGGTCTATCCTATCTTTAGGTATAAATCCAAAAGCTTTAGCATAAATAATACCTTCGTGTTCTGTTACCATTGTTACTGCTGTATTGTCATCAGTTTGTGATAAGTCAAGCCCTACCCAAACACGTTTACCTTTCCAAAAACCTAAATTTTCTTTAATCTTGCACTCTCTAACTTTGTCAATAGGAATATACCCTTCAACTCCTAAGCCTTTGTATTTAATGTTGTTATGCTTACAAAGATAATTCTCTCGTTTATTCTCGTAAAGAATAGCCATTGTTCGCATATCTTTTATGGCATTGAAGATGGTTTCATCTGTTACTGCAACTGGATTAGATTGATATATTACTAAATCATTAGTCATCCATTGGTCATTAGTTAATAAATCATCATCAGGCTCATAAAGCAGCGAAAATCTCCTTTTGTTTTCTAACAATCCATCTAGTACCTTTTTGGATATATCTATTTCATCAATCATAACATTGTTATCGTTCGGATATTGTGTGCTAATAATGATACCTAATTTATTCAATAAGGATATTTGTGATGAACGCATGGCCTCAACTGGGTAACTATCCATTGCACCTGCTTCATCAGCAAGGAATGCATTTGCTAACTTGCCATCCATACGATCCTCACTGTATGCCAAAGGAATGTATTCGCTTTCCGTTAACAAACAGCGAATTTCTGAACGTAAAATCTTAAATACCGATTCATCTGCAAGTAATGGACTAACTTTAATGATTTTACGAATAGCCAATTTTAATTCGCTTGATAATTTCAAATCCGGTGCTACTGAAAAAAAGCGACTAAATGAAGGTTCTGTTAAAAGCAGCAATATAAAAATAACTGCGGAATAGAATGTTTTGCGGTTTTTACGTGCTATTTCTAATACAGCAGTCTGATAATATCTAATATCCTTATTTTCTTTATTTCGTAGTTTAGTACAAAATACAGCTACGATTAAAAACCATGCATAGTCGTCCAATCCTTCATTCATAGGGCAGTGTAGATCAGGATGTATCATTAGCTTTAATAGCTTATTAATTTTATCAAAAGCTTTTTCATCAATATAGGCTTCATCATCTTTGCCATCAACTATATCAATCCACTCTTGCGCTTGTTTCTTTACATATTTGGGTACTTTCCGATTGCCTTCTTCTAAACACCATTGAGCATATTTGTAAGCTCTACTTTCTTTAATGTTCATTATGCATCACTTCTTAATGCTTTTAATAATGGATTTTCCTCTTTATCAACTTTTTTAGGAATGCTCCTTAATGCAGCGGCAATCGTCATTATGTTTTCCTTCTCAATATCTAGCAACATCTTTCTCTTGCTTTGAATTTGTTTATCTATAGATACCATTATTTTATAAATATCTGCCAAATCTCTTGTAACTGTTCTTAAAACATCAAATTCTACTTCATCCCCTAGTTTTTCTAATTTTTCTTCTAATCTTTGAGCCTGTTCAAATATTTTTTCTCTCTTATTTTCCAGATCTGCACATTCAGCTTGAAGTAAACAATAACGATTAATAATCGGTTCATATATAGCATCGTTCTTCTCTATGTTCTTTAGCAATTTATTTACTCTCAAAAATTCTTTGTGTGCTATTGGATTAGCTCTTACTTCAGGGCGTTCTTTTAATGCCACACCTGTAGCAAGAGCCTTTTCCCCTTCTTCTCTCAATTTTAATCCTGCTTTGGTTCTATGT